AGAATCTCTTAACAAAAAAATCAACAAAAGATTAAACGAAGATTTCAAAAGACTTTCTTTTAATAAAAAAAAAATTCAATTTGACAATCAACTAGTTGAGTCATTAGCAGATCAGTTGGTTGTAAGTGCATTATTCGACTTACAAAAAGATTTCAAAAAATTCCAAAGATTGGATGAAAATGCAATAACCGATTTTCTATCTAGTGCTGGAAGTAAAGCTTTAGAAGGCGGAAAAAACTTAGTTAGTAATTTAGGAAGTAAATTGGGAACGGGTCTAAGTCAAGGATTTAAAGAGACGATCGCAAAAAAAATAATTGGCTGGGCAGGTTTCGACCCAAATGGTTATTTCGCTCTTTTAATCGCTAATATTTTTGCAAATCTTGAATTTAAGGATTATATGAATTTTATTAGTGATTGTGAAAAGTTTAGTGAAATTATTACAAAATCAGCGTTAGAGGCGTGGTTAGATAAAGCAGTTGTATCAATGAAAGGTGGTGAAGCTGGAACTATATCAACTTTTGTTTATACGGCCCTAAAAAATACCGTAACTGAGGCAGCAGCAAACACACCAGCATTTAGAGCATTAGAAGGGATGGCAACCAAAATTGTTTGTGGAATTATAGAAGGTGTAAAAGAGAGCGGGATTATTACAAGTTTTTTCTAATTTTTTTGGTGGTATAGTTTTTTTGTTTATCTTTGTATCAAATAATAGAAAAATGAAAAATCCAATCAAAAGTTTAATTAGTGTTTTAGTTTTATGTCTAATCGTTTTTTGTCTATTAAATGATAAAATGCAAATTGCCATTTTAGAAAAGGTAGAAAAAATATTCAAAACAGATTTATCCACACTCAAACAAAATATCAAAAACGATGATTTATCGATTGGTGGTGGAAATACGGCCGAACCTTTTGATGAAAACAAATACAAATCTTATTCTGCCGAGTCGGTCGAGTATTTCAAGGAAATCGCTTTAGGTCGTGAATTTAAAAGTGATAGTGAAGTTCTTAAGCGTTGGGACAAGGACATGAAAATATATGTTGGAGGAAACACCAATGAAGTTTTGAATAGTGAGTTGGAACGAATTGTATTGGAATTGAACAACATAATTGATCCCATCAATATCGAAATCGTTTCTGATTCATCATTATCCAATATGTATATTTATTTTGGATCTTACAAAGATTTTAGTTTGATTAAACCAAACATTGATTATGGATTACTAAAGTCAAATTGGGGTCTTTTTATAGTTAAACAAAATTCAGGTTGTATGTATGTTGATATTCATAGGGCTAATGAACTCGAGCAAAAACATTTACTTCGTGAAGAATTAACACAATCTTTAGGTTTATGTGATGATTCTTACAAATATCCTGAAAGTATTTTTTATCAAGGTTGGACAACAACAACAGAATACGCACCGATTGATAGAGAACTAATTGACATGTTATACAATAATTAGTATATTTATAATAGTTCTTTGAATGTTAGAGGAGTGTCAGAGCGGTCGAATGAGGCGGTCTTGAAAACCGTTGATCTTTACGGATCCGGGGGTTCGAATCCCTCCTCCTCTGCAAAATGTGAAATATGGGTCCATAGTTAAACGGATATAACCCTAGCCTTCTAAGCTTGTATTCCTGGTTCGATTCCAGGTGGACCTACTACTTTCCCATGAATTTCCCTGTGACAATTAGAACAAACTAAAATATATTTATATTAGTATTATGGAAGACATACATCAACAAATTCACGAGGAGTTTATTAACTCTGAAGATTATGATAAGTATCTTTATGATATTTATAATTATGAACCTCAACGAACAGATCCACAGGATTAAAAACTTGATGTATGAACAACCACAAGTCCAAATTGTATATAAAGGTGATTTAGATGGATACTTTGGAAAAAACATTGAGTTAACGTCTCCTGATAATAATACTATTGGTTTTATCCATATATCCAAAATGAATGATGGTGAAAATTTAGATCTGAACTTCAATACTTTATATGACGAATCCAAGTTTCAAACCATTCCATTAAATTATGATAATTGTCTTTTTATGCACACTTTAGAGGTGGATGAAAACCATAGAAAACAGGGACATGGGTCACACTTATTAGATTTGGCACATGAATTTGCAAAAAATAACGGATATAATTATCTATCTTTTATTTCTGATAATGATAATGAAATTGCAAACAACATTTATCAAAAAAGAGGTTATAAGTCATTAAATTCTAATGACAATTCTAGTTTTTATTTTGTTGAATTGTAAAAATTACTTATCTTTACAGTATGACAAACAAATTACCATACGAAAAAACAGGAAATGCGATTAAAGGATATAGTGATTCTGCCATCGCCAAAGGAGAAACAAATGATTGTGTTGTTAGAGCATTTGCATCTTCATTCGATGTGTCTTATGATTACGCTCACAAATACGTTGCAGATGAGTTTGGAAGAAAACCAAGAAAAGGAACTTACGGGACTATAACAACTCTTGTTAAAATGGCCGACAGTTTGATCAAGGTTAACGGTAAAAAAGTTTGTCCTCTTGGAGTAAGACACAACGATCATTTGTTAAGATCATTAATGTATGATGTTAAAGTAAAAGGTGAGACTAAAAAAAGAAACATGACCGTTGGAACATTTGTTAAACAAAACCCAAAAGGAACTTTCTTTGTATTGGTTAGAAGACACGCTTTTACAATCAAAGACGGTGTTGTAATTGGAAACCCTGAAGATTCAATTAAAACAAAACGACCTATGAGGTGTGCATTTGAGATAAAATAATATTATGAAAACAATTTTTATTACTCTTTTATTTTTTACCTTCATTGGTTATTCTCAACCTTTGATGAGACAATATTCAAATATGGATTATCAGTCAATTGCGGAATCCAACTTTAAAAAAATAACCTTTAAACCAAAAAATGATTATGTTTATAAACTTGATTATGGACAATTCCAATTGTCGGTAAGCACCAAATTAAAAAGGGTTCCCTTCCAGGATAAATTCTCTGATCTAACCGTGGACGATATTTTATTTGCAGGTTCTTACGACATAAGGGCAAGATTTTACATATCTCCAAATGTTAAGGTGTTTCAACGAGCCTTTATCACAGGATTAAGTAATGGTCAAGTTTTTCATACGACAGGAGTTATAATAAAATTTTAGAAAAAAACTTGTCAATTAAAAAAAGATTACTATATTTGTAAAGAAATTGAAACTTTTTAAAAAAACGATATAATTATAATAAAAATGAAAAATACACTCAAACATATGGTCAATTGTCTACCGAGCAATCAGTGGTCGTTTAGCTATATTACGCGAAATCAGTCGAGGGTATTTTCACTTATGAGTTAAAAACGTTTAACTAACATAATAAAAGGAATGTAAAACCCGAGACTTAAAAATCTCGGGTTTTTTGTTTTATATTGGCTCTGTAAGCATTGATGGCGATGCGTCTGACTTGTAATCAGAAGAAATCAGTTCGAATCTGGTACGGAGCTCAAAAAGGTTCTTTGACATATTGGTTTCATAAATTGTCTCGTAGCCTAAAGGCAGGGCACCGGATTTTGACTCCGGGTGTGTTGGTTCGAGTCCAGCCGAGACAACGATAATGGAAGAGTAATCACAACGGCTTGTGACTCCGTCTTGAAAACGGCAGGTACTGAAAGGTATGGGGATCGACACCTCACTCTTCCTCCATATAGGGTAGTTGACTAATTGGTAAGTCACCACGTTTGGGACGTGGACGATGCAAGTTCGAGTCTTGTCTACCCTACTATAAATAAACAAATAAAAAAACAAGTATCATGGAAAGTGACAAGTATGACAAACAAAACCCCTCGTAGCTTAATCGGGAAAGCACCATACTTTTAATATGGGGAGAGTCGGATCGTAACCGGCCGGGGGGACAAAAAAAATTTAGTAAAACTGAGCGTTCATTACCAAAAAGTGGTTACTTTTGTTCTGAAAAACTAAAACAAGCACCTTTAGCTCAGCAGGTAGTAGCGGTTGTTTTACATACAACAGGTCACAGGTTCGATCCCTGTAGGGTGCACGAGGAGACTGTTACTAATTCATAGACCTTATGTGGACGACGGTATCATAGAATTAGATTTTTGGGAGAGTTGAGCAATTGGTTGGCTCAGCAGACTGTAAATCTGTCGCGAAAGCCTTGGGGGTTCGAGTCCCTCCTCTCCCACACTGGACTGGTAGCTCAGAGGCAGAGCAAAACCCTGTTAAGGTTGAGGTCGAGATATCGTAATTCTCCCAGTCCGCAAAAAACTACGGCACATATACCCTCCGTCTGATACGCGGTTGAAAGGTTAATAGGTCCCATGTAGGTTCGATTCCTACTGTGCCGACTACGGAAGATAAACCTTGATGGAGATAGGGTCCGCCTGCTAAGCGAGATGTACCTTCGGGTATTTGGTTCGATTCCAATGTCTTCCGCAACTTATGACAAAAAATAATTCATATGAATGACAGATATAAAAAAATAGATGAAAAATCAAAAATAGTTACAGATGGATTGGGTTGTAAAATTGACGATGGTATAAGAGAGTTAATTGTTTTACTTAATTATAATAACATCGGAACAACACAATCTTGTTGGGGACACAAAAATTGGGGTGAAAAATTTCCTTGGTTTGACATTAAGAATGAATATCATAAGAATATAGAAAACATTATTTTTGATTTAGAAATTGAATTTGAGAAACTTGGTGATGATACAATAAGATTTTACCCAAAGTGTAAAAAATTGATAAAGGGTAGAAAAGAGTTTAACAAGTTAAAAGACAAACTAAAACAAATTAGTAATTTTTTATAATCTGCCGATAGGAAAGGTTTCCGGTCCGGGCTCATATCCTGGATGTCATTTGGTTCGATACCCTTTATCGGTACTACATGGTGTATGTAGCTCAGTTGGCAGAGTGCTTGATTGTGGGTCAAGAGGTCATGGGTTCGACCCCCATCATACACACAAAATACCTTCGTAGTTCAATTGAAAAGAACCTGTGACTACGGATCACAAGATGGGAGTTTGAGTCTCTCCGAAGGTACAATATTTGCGTCGTAGCTTATGGAAGCGGCAGGCCTCCAAAACCTCGCATAGACATGGGTTCGATTCCCTGACGACGCGCCAAATAAGGACCGGTAGCTCAGTTGGTAGAGCGCTAGACTGAAGATCTAGGCGTGGATGGTTCGATTCCGTCCCGGTCCACAAACAATTAAAAAGGAGATAAAATGAACCGAGTATTTAGAAAGGTTGATGGAAATCCAGTTTCTGACATATCAAAACACACTTTGGATATTTTAAATGAATGTCCTTATGTTGAAATTCATGTTGGAACTGATTCTCAAAACCACAGAAGATCGACTGTATATGTAACCGCAATAGCATATCGGTATGGAAACCGCGGAGTTCACTATATATATCACAAACATAAGGTTAAAAAAATTCGTGATAAGTGGACAAGGTTATGGAATGAAGCCGATTATTCAATTGAGGTTGCAAACTTTTTAACAAGTAAGGTGAATGTTAAACTTGAGATTGATCTTGATTATAACGCTCAAGAACAACACTTTAGTTCAAAGTTGGTTGGTCCTGCGGTTGGGTGGGTTAATTCTTTGGGTTATAAGGCGAATATTAAACCTGATAACCAAATTGCAACAAAGGCGGCAGATTTTCATTGTCGTTAATTGGTCGGGTGTCTGATAGGTAAAGTCCAGATCTGCAAAATCTCGGTATGTGGGTTCGAATCCCACCCTGACCTCAACAAATGCCCCTATGGCGGAATTGGCATACGCATGTGATTTAGGATCACAATTTTGCAGGTTCGAGTCCTGCTGGGGGCACAAAAAATAGTATATATACTAAATTTTAGATTTTTTCTAAAATAATAACTTTTTGATCTCATATTTATTAATATGAAAAAAATAATAAGAATTACAGAATCTGATTTGACTAACATAGTTAAACGAGTGATTAAAGAAAATGAAAATAATAGATTAGGTAAAGTTTATTTCAATAACGAGAATTATCCTGGATTTATGTATGTTAAAGAAATATTACCTAAATATCAAATGTATTGGGTTGGGACTATGACAAATGAAGTATTACCTACTGAATTAATAAAAGATGATGATATGGATATCTATTGGTTAGAATCACCCGATGGTAAAACATTTGGTTACGAACTTTTTGAAGATGATTTAAAAGGTAAAAAATATTTAGTTTTAGATTTAGTTGACCCACAAGAAATTGAGAAATATCTAAGAAATGGCGGTGAATGGTTCCCAAGTCACTACGAGGCGTAAATTAAAAAAATAATCCATAAAACTTGACACTTTCTAAAAGTATCATATATTTATAACAAAACTTAAAAACCGCAAATGAAAAATTTACACATATTATTGATAGGGGGCGATTTAGCTGAGGCAACTTTCAAGAGGAGGGTGTAATATTTTATACATATAATATTTAGAACCCCTCCCCAAAAAAGAGGGGTTTTTTTGTGAATATAAGTTTGGTAGTTTCAAAAAGATCACTATCTTTGTGAAACAAAAGACAAAGGTTCTTTGACATAATGGTGAAAATGGTTCGGTGTTGGAATCGGTATACACGTTCGGCTTAAGATCGAATGCGCAATGCGTGAGGGTTCGAGTCCCTCCCGGACTACAGAAAAAAATAAAAAATATTTTACAAAGTGTTTGGCAGATCAAAATAAAGTTCTTATATTTGTAAAACAAACAACGGGGGTGAGAAAATGTGATGGTGGACTCACCCCCACACAAAAGAGAAAAAGTTCATTGACATATTAGATTGGTAAGATAGCAGATAGACCTATATCGGCAGAATCCCATAGGGAGTCAGAAATGACGAGCAAAACGGAGCCCCTATCAGACTAATGGATTGAGGAGGTACTCAAAGTTTTCCGAAAGGTTAACAGGTAAAAACGATGGTTTGGGTAGAACGGATGTTAAAGGCGAGGTATAGGTAGTACGGATGGGGTGACCCACGAATGAGTAAATCTTAAGGTCTTACCATTTTTTAAGATATTAAGTGTTTAACGGCAAAGTATTGATAAAGTGTTAGAGAGGATAAAAATCTGTGAAACTTAAAAGACAATTAGGAAGAGTGATCTTTACGTTGGGAACTAAAAGTGGAGATAATAAAGTATCTATAACCGTTAAACATTTTAAAATATTGATAGTGGTTTTCCCCACTCAACGGATGTCGACAATCCAGAGTGGATCAGGAATTCATCACCGTTTCTGCCGAGGCCTCGTAAAACTACGATTAAGCAGTTAAGATTGGAGCGAGATGGGTACTCCAACACTATCGACAATATTGTGTTGTTCCCTTGAGAAAGGAATTGTAAAGAAGAGTGACATTACTTGAATTACAAAAATTGTAATCGCACACTACAACACAGAGGACCTCTCATTCTCAAATGGTCAGGTGGCGAAACGGTTGCCAATAGTTCAAAGTGTTCTCGTATAAAATTCGAGATATAGGTCGCAGGTAGAATAGCCTGCCACAATGACAATACAGGTTCGAATCCTGTCCTGACTACAAAGTGTTGTTCCCTTGAGAAAGGAAGACTGAACAGACGCTACGTATGAAACTGATTACATTAAAAGTAATGTCAATCGTTTGATTGGGGGTAAAACAGTACAGACAACACAGAGGAACTCAACCTCAAATAGTCAGGTGGCGGAATGGTAGACGCATCGGAAGAGTGGTGTGGGTTCAAGTCCCAAGTAATTAAGTCGGTCACCAATACAGGTTCAAATCCTGTCCTGACTACAAAAGACACAAAAAGTATATTTTTTTTTACTAAAAGTGTGTCTTTTCTATTTTTTCTTGATATTTATTAATAAAGAGATATGAAGAAAACAGAAAAAGAATTAGAGGTTATTAGGTTGTATACCGAAAAAAAAACACCGACCGAAATATCTAATGACTTAGGTATTGGAAGAAGAACGGTTTATAGAATAATAAATAGAAACGGAATTGAGTATAACAAAAAGGAAGAAACTTGTTGTAAACTTTGTGGAAAAACAATAACAAGTAAGAATTTTTGTCAAATGTGTTCTGTAAACATACGAAGGTATAGAGTTAAGGAATACGCGGTTAAATATTTGGGTGGTGAATGTGTTAAGTGTGGGTGGAAAGGTGATTTATCAGGATATGACCTTCATCATAGAGACCCAGAAGAAAAAGATTTTAACTCAAGTGCCCTCAACATGGCAAATATGAGTTGGGATAAAGTGAAAAATGAGTTAGATAAATGTGATTTGTTATGTGCGTTGTGTCACAGATTAGAACACTCAAACTACTCAAATGAAAAATTAAAAGAAGTTGCTAAAAATTATCAAGGTAAGTTGTTTAAATAATATATTTTTAGTAATTTTACATAAAATGGTGTGGTAGCTCAGTAGGTAGAGCAAAGGGACGGAAACCCCTTGTGCCGATGGTTCGATTCCATTCCCATACCACAAATAAGGCGGGATAGTAAGTAGTTGGTAGCTGGCGAGGCTCATAACCTCGTGTCTTTGACCCCGGTGGTTCGAGCCCACCTCCCGCAACTATAATGCTGATGTAGCTCAATGGTGAGAGCAGGACGCTTATATCGTCAAGGCTATGGGTTCAAGTCCCTTCATCAGCACGGGAGTGTCGACAGTAGAGTTCTACTTGAGAAAGAGGTAACACGCACTTAAAATGGGGGTTACAAAATAGTCAAGTCGTTTATAAAGTTTTGGTTGATAAAAACTTTCGTTTTGTGGAGATGGTTTAATGTGAAAAACCAACACCCGTGATGTTAGTGGGTTTGATCACCCCATTCACGTAAAAGTGATAACCGACCCCAAAGGTTGTCACACTTTGCGGAAGTAGCTCAATTGGTAGAGCTCCTGCCTTCCAAGCAGGTTGTTGAGAGTTCGAGTCTCTTCTTCCGCTCATCTTATCTTCCATTCGAAAGAAGTAAGTGGAGAAAAAGTTAAAAAGTCGTTACTTATAATAGCGACTTTGGTTATGGGGGTATAGCTCAGTTGGCTAGAGCATCTGCCTTGCACGCAGAGGGTCATGGGTTCGAATCCCTTTACCTCCACAACTTGGTCTGGTAGTTCAGTTGGTTAGAATACCTGCCTGTCACGCAGGGGGTCGCGGGTTCGAGTCCCGTCCAGACCGCAAAAAAAGTTAAAAAAAGATTTGTTAAATTGAAATATTCTACTTATCTTTGTTTTAACAATATGACTCCATAGTCGGTTATGGTTCGCTACCATGGCGATAAGTGGGTGAATGAGGGTAATTTGCGAGTAACTCTCCTTAATACTAGGATCGGAGTATCAAAGTTGAAGCTTATTACATGTAGTTCACAAGGTGGGTTCGATTCCCACTGGGGTTACTAAGAGAAAAGCGGAAAGTAAATATCTACGGCTTTTAGCTCGAGCGGTTAGAGCGTCGGCACACAAGCCGAAGGACACAGGTTCGAATCCTGTATGGTCGTAGTAAACACTGAAAGCAGTAAAAGGTTCTGTATGAGTAGTAACCTGACAATCTGATGAGTTGCAAATCAACAGATTGGTAAAGTTAAGTCTTATGGGGATCCGCGGTCTTAGGTAAGACGAATCTTTTACACTCTTAATTTGGCCCATTCGTCTAAAAGTAAGGACATTTGGTTTTCAACCAAAAAATCTCGGAGCGTTACCGGGATGGGCTACAATTATAATCCTTTTTGGTAAGACTTTACCCATTTACGAATTGCAGTATCTGAAACACCAAACATTTTTCCGGTTGACCTAAAACCGTTATCTTCAATCAATTTAAGTAAGTCTTCATGATTCGGCCTTTCAACCTTTCTCTGACTCTTCATTGATTGGATTTGTTTTTCTGTAAAACCAAATTCATTTCTGTCTTTTTTCTTGTGTTTTTTAGGGTGAACTACCATACCAATTCTTATATTATTTATTTTTGGTTTTTTATTCAGTATTGAAACAATTTCATCAAAAACATTATTAATATTAGTTTTAATTTCTTTTTCCGAAACTCTGATAACTAACCAACCTAATTCATTTAATAATTTATCTTTTTTATCGTCTCTTTCTTTTCTTTCGGGTAAAAGATGTTGAGATCCATCAATTTCAATAGCAACCATTTGATTTACAAACGCAAAATCAATAAAATAAGGAAAAACCGAATATTCTCTAACTATTGCATATTTTTTATCTAAACCATTTTTTTCAATATATTCAATACATAATTTTTCTGGGTAGGAAACATTGGATAATCTCCAAGCAGTTTTTTCAGGATTATTTTTCATAAACTCCAATCTTTTTTCTCGCATTATTTTTTTACTTTCTTCAGTATGTTTGAAGTTTTCTGGATATTTTTTATGGGCTAATTTATTGGCCACGGATGCCGATCTGACTTTATCTCCTAATATTATTTTTATGTCATCAGATTGTAATTTAAATTTTTTTCTTAAATCTTTAACACTATAAGATTCATCAATATATAATCTAATAAGTTCATCTTTTATTAGATGTAATTTTTCACATTTTTTAATGTGTTGGTTAAGATTACCAAGATTATCAATATAACGATTACAAATTTTACATTCAAACATAATAACTTCCTTTATATATAAATATCACGAACCCACAAAAAAGTCATACGAACTAACCCTAAATTATATTTTTTTTTTAAAAAAATTTGATTAGTCTAAATATATGTCTTACATTTGTAAAAAAAGGTTAGTCAGGAGTGTAAAGAGACCTGGTGTTGAATCCATTTTGTTAAAAATGGTTGCTCATTGTAGGTTCGAATCCTACCCTGACTTCAAAAGACCCCACGATTAACAGAAGTATCCGGCTGTTATGGGTGTGAACCTGACTTGAAGGCTTCAAGGCTATGGGGGAGGCTACACGAACAAACAAGGGTTCCCCATTATGGATGGAGGGGGTTAGGGGTCTTAAGTGATCGTAATACAATCCACAAGTTGTAAGAACACTGAACAATCTTACAATATACACTCGTCTTCCGAGTGAGACCCACCACGTAACTTTGGGGGTATGGTGAAGATGTTCTGAGGATAACACTGAACGCTGAGTTTGATTCCACCCGACACGATGGTGAGATAGAATAAGGACGGAGTGTGAAAGTATAAACCCACCGTGGATGGTTACTATGGACTAACGAATCTTAGTCATATCGGTGAGGGATATTATGTCGTCAAATATTAAAACTTGAAAGGTTCTCCCAAACTGGCGTGGGGATGATTCAGAACCTTTTTTAATGGTCCATTGGTGTAGTGGCTAACATTCATCCCTGTCACGGATGAGCCGCGAGTTCGATTCTCGCATGGACCGCTAAAATTATTAAAATTAAATCAGAATAATATGAAAGCAAAACTAACATTTAACCTACCCGAAGACGAACACGAATTTTACTGCGTAACAAGTAAAACAAAAAGAAAAGAGTATATGAAAAAACTAAATTACGGAATTGAACCGTACCCGAAAGGAGAAAATAAAAAATACGAATTAGGGACTTTTATTGAGCCGATTATAATTGACACCAATGTTGCTCAAAATAGCCACTAACGGTTGCAGATATACCCAGTTTGGGATTAAATAATAAAAACTTTAAATTATAAACAAAATGACAAAAAAAGCAGAAAATCCAAATGAAACACAGAACCCCAAATTGGGTATATCTGTTGTTAGCGGTTCGTTGCCTTCGGTTGATGAAGCAGGGGTAATGGCTGTAAAAATTTCAGAAATGGTAGAACCACCGTTGACAGCACAGGAACAATCGTTCTTTATTGCTGGATTTTGCGAATGCGTAAAGTGGCTTGGTAGCAATGACCGCTAACACAAAAGCAGGTGCAGTTTCAATTGCACTTGCTAACTGTTAACCGCCGTTTTAATGGCGTAAATTATTAAAATTAAATAAAAATAATATGAAAACAAAATCAGGTTACGAAACAAATGGAGATTACATTAAATTCAAAAGCGGGTTTACTGGAAATTATGCGGTTGAAACACAAAACGACATTAAACACTTTAAAAATGAATATGAAGCAGATATGCACATAATCACTAAAGTTATCGGTTGTGAAAAGGCATATCCAATCTGTAAGCACTTTGCTGAACAATCAGAAGGTTGTAATAATTGTGCTTTTGGATTTAATAGTAATTGTTCAAATCATAGAGCTGCTGCTATTTAAAATGGCACATAACGGTTGAGAATATGTGTTCGTTTTAATGACACATATTCTTTGTTATAAGTATGTAAAACAAAAATTATACAAATTAAAAAATAAAAAATCATGGAAAAATTAAACGGAGAACAAATAGAACCAATAAAAATCACGACTGCTGTTGAAGATATTATTAATGTAATCAAGATGAATGAAAAATCAGAAAAGAAAGCTGATTTATTATTAGTTGCAGAAGAAAAATTGAAAAAGGAAACAAACCAACGATTTATAGCACACCGTATAGGTAAAATTGATGTTATTAAAGATGTATTAATGAAACAATCTTTTTCAATTAAAGAAATGTTTGATGAATTGAAAACTCTTACTGAACCTTCTGAATATGACAAGATATTGAATGATTTTTTAAATAAAATAAATTCATAAATTTTGTTTTTATTACTTATAACGGTTCTCGGCTTGGCGAGGTTGGGGACTAAAAGCACAATCGCTAAAATTAATTACAAATTTTAATAAATAGAACAAATGAACAATTCAGAACAAAACCCCCAATCTTGCCAAACCGATGTTAGTGGCAGTGCTTGGTTTGAAACAGAACAAATCGAAACTTTTGTTGGTGAAATGGATAATGGTGGAGAACGTAAGAAATTAGTTGTTTTACATCAATGCGGTGAAGATAAAAAAGCATTGATAGAACAATTAAAAACGATGATAAGTGGTTTAGAAACTAATTTCGATTGGTTTGCTTCGTAGTATTGCCACTAACACAAAGCTAAATGACGTTTTAATGTCTTTTAGCAACTGTTATGCGGAATGTAAAACCTTAAACAACAAGAACAATGAAACAGACAGCAGTAGATTGGTTGGAAGATAACGTCTGATGATAAACAATCGTTTTAATGTTGTTTATCATTTGTTATACACAGTACATTTTAAATTAAAAATAAATATATGAAAGAAAAATTAGAAAATGAGAGACCAACACCTATAGAACAAAAAGATGTTGTTTGGGGTGAGCGTGAAAGAAAAGAGAAAGTAAGTGTTTTAATAGGACTTAGTCGCTCACCAAATTTCAAACCGATTTCTGATATGGAAACAGGTGAATATGAGTATTGGTTAAGGAGTAATGAAGATTTATTTGATGTTATACCAAAATTAGGTTTGGGACTATCAAACTTTTTCAACCAACATAAGTATGGTAACGAAGAAATAACATACTTAGACTTTCAACAAATGGGATTCACAGTTAAACATTATGACGAAGATTGGTGTACATTCAAAAAAAGGATGAATAATTGTGAAGTTAGTGGTAAGTTTTATTTTAAGACAAACCATCTAATGATTGCAAATTGGATTAATAATGAAGGAGAAAATTGTTTTAATGGGACTATCCATAACAAAAGATTTCTATTTGAGGTATTAACATCATTAAGTGCTGTTTCACGAGAAGAAATTTTAGGTATTGGTCGAAAATATATGGATTAGTATTGTGTATAACACAAAAGCAGGTGCAGTTTCAATTGCACTTGCTAACTGTTAACCGCCGTTTTAATGGCGTAAATTATTAAAATTAAAAACTATGAAAACTTTCCAAGATTTAGAATTCGAGCAAATCAATGATGCACCGTTTATGGTCGGTAAAAAAACCCGTATGCATTTTGATAATGGATATGGTGTATCTGTTGTATCACACTCTCATTCATATGGTGGTCGTGATGGTCTTTATGAGATTGCGGTATTGGATTCTGACGATAAACTTACTTATGATACTCCTGTGACAAATGACGTAATTGGTTACTTGAGTGAAGAAGATGTAACCGATGTTATGAAACAAGTTCAAGAATTAAAGTAATGAAAAAGAAACAACAAAAAGCAATTGACAAGATTATGGATTGGTTTGACTTTTCTAAAGTTCATCGAACTATGGTTGCGTTAGACTGGAAATGGGCGTCTGCTGAAGATGGAATCCCAACTGAACCTGAAATAAGGGAAACTGCAAGAAGATTAATGGAAGATGCTATTAATCAAAAAATTAGTATTGGAACCGGAGGATTTAGAGTTCATTATGATAAAAAAGATGATTTTATTTCATTATCGTTTGTTATTTCAGAATGGGATGAAACTTTTTAATAAAAAATTTGGTTATTTAAAATAAAATCACTATATTTATATTATTGTTTAACTTAAAAATCTAAAAAAAACTATGGCAACAAAATCAGGAAACAAAGGACGTTACGTCTGTAAAGTGGGGTATTTCGACATTTATGCAAAAGACACTTTAAAGCCCGCTAAAACTTCAAAATACAAATGGACTAAAGGTGAAGTAAAATCAACCGAATATGTTTTGTATCACTCTAAAAAAGTTGTGGATAAAGGATTCCAAACAAAAGATTTGGCCGTAGCCAAAGCTTCTGAGTTAATGTCAAAACATAAAGTTTCCGCCTAATTAAAAAAATATGAGTATTATAATTAATTTTTTAAAAGGTGTTGTGTCCACCATTTTTGTTATGATTGGTTGTTTTTTGGTAACTTTTTATATGAAAGAACCATTTAGCATCGTTAGTCTCTTTTGTGGTCTTTTAGGGTTTTTTATTCTGTATCCCGCAGTTGATAAATGGAAAGAAACCTTAAAGTTTCGAAAAAATAGATCAAAGTAGGTAAATGCTAATTTAGCATTACTTTTAGTAAAAAAAAACGTTTTAAAATAAAAAAAATGAACCCATCAATTTTAGTTGCAATTTCGGTTCCAGTTACTCTGGTGTTGATTTTGGTAATCATGTCACTTAAAGGACAAAAAGAATAAGGAACTAATCTTTACTTTTTTTGTTTGTTTTGTAAACGGACAAGTATTTATAGAATAAATAATTCTATTTAAAACTCGAACAAAAATGAAATTAACAAAAGAACAAATTTTAGGAATTACAAGACACGGGCTTACGTTTATTGGTGGTATTTTGGTAATGAAAGGTCTCGTTGACGAAACAACTGTTACTGAAATCGTTGGTGGTGTAATCACTTTAACAGGAACAATTTGGTCCATCATTGTTAAAAAACAAGCTTAATCTTAACAAAAATATATCCCCCTTCTTTATGTTGGGGGATATTTATTATATATAAAAAAATTCATATATGTCTGAAATTGTAATCGCATTCATCACAGGGGTTTTAGGACCAATTTTACTAATTTACATCAAACATCTTTTGGATAAAAAGAAGAAAAAACCTGATATGGTAATGGATACATTAAGGGTTAGTGAGTTGATAAATTCCAAAATTGAGCACATCAAAGAAGAATTTGATGCTGATAGAGTTTGGGTTTCACAATTTCACAATGGAGGTAATTTTTATCCAACTGGAAAATCTATGGCGAAGTTTTCGATTATGTATGAAACAGTTGGACAATATGGTCAATCAGTTCAGACTAATTTTAAAAACATTCCTGTTAATTTATTTTCTAAATCAATAAATGAATTATTAAATAATGATTCAATTGAAATACCCGACTATACGGACGAAAAGATTCCAACTTTTGGATTGAAGTATGTTGCCGAAGAAACAGGATGTAAGTCTTCTTATTTATTTGCAATTAAAACAATTGAGGATAGATTCATTGGGATTTTATCGGTTGATTACACAAGAGATAAAAAAAGTCTAACTTCTGAAGAAATTATCCATCTTCAAGTTCATGCATCATCAATCGGTGGTGTTTTAATGAGTTATTTGAATCAGTAAAGATTTTTTCATATCTTTGTGATATGAATATTTTCTTTTTAGATTTTGACACCAACAAATGTGCGAAATATCATTGTGATAAACACGTAGTTAAAATGATATTGGAAACCGCGCAACTTTTATGTGGCGTTCACCACACTACCCCCCAAGTCACCCCCCAAGTTCCCTACAAGTTATCACACAAAAATCATCCTTGTGCTATTTGGGCTCGTGAGAGTTTGTCTAATTACTTATATCTATGTGATCTTGGTTTAGAGTTATGTAAAGAATATACTTATCGTTATGGTAAGAGACACAAATCTCAAGATGTTATTGAGTGGTGTTTAATTAATAAGCCAAACATCGTTGATAAAAACTTCACCACACCACCAAAGGCAATGCCTGACGAATATAAAACAGGTGATGTTATTGAGTCCTACCGAAATTACTATCGTGGTGCCAAACGTGATTTTTGTAAATGGAAAAATAGAGAGGTTCCTGAATGGTTTTTAAATACTGAAGTATTTATATAGAAATATATTTTCTATAATGGTTTCAAGATCAGAATGCAGTAGTTCAAACCCATGTTCAAAATTTGGATCCACCGATAATGGGTGTCTTCAAAATTTAAAAAAAGGTGAGGTTGGTTCAAGCAAATATGAATTGGCTTCTGAGGCTGCAGACGCACTCGAGATAATGTATGAAGACATGCCCGAAGACGTTCAAAAAGATTTAAAAATCTCAGATTCTTATCGTCCATTAAAAATCCAATGTAATATTTTCAATTTTGACACTTATGAAGAAACAGGAAAGAGAATTAAAATTGGGACTTCTAATGTTGCTGTGGCGGCTCCTGGAACGTCAAATCATGGTTGGGGTAGAGCATTAGACTTGTCGTCAAGAAAGGCTCAACAGTGGATCAAAGACAATGGATATAAGTATGGTTGGTGTTGGGGTGAGGTTACATCGGAACCATGGCATTTTACTTACTGCGGACCAGGACCAAATAGATCATCAAGATGTGATAGTTTTTGTAAGGGTAAAATGGAAATATCATCAACCGATACTTCCATTGATGACGAAGAAGAAGAAGGATCAATTGAAAAGGAAACCACAACTGACAAAAAAACCAAATCTAACCAATCTTCATCAGCTTTGGGACCTATTGGTGATTTTTTAAATTTTCTTGGTATTGTAGGTGAGATGAAAGAGTCGATTGAAGAAAATGAAAATTTGAATGAAGAATTAAATAGAATTCACGATATTTTTAAAAAAATTCTTTAACTTTGTTGACACAACGAAATATTTATATTATCATTTCACTATAAATAAAAAAGATTATGAGTGAAGAACCAAAATTAGTTGAAATTTATTACTACTATAACAACGGAGTTCAAGTATGGACATCAAATGAGACTTTCGCTAAAATAAGAGCGGTCCAATGTGGTAGTAAATTATATTTTGAAACCGTAGAAATTGCGGAATAAAAAAAATAAAAAAAAAATCACAAAGTGCTTGACAGATTAAAATAAATGTCTTAACTTTGTAAAACAAATCGGAAAAGTCCGATACGTTCTTTGAAAAAATAGATTATCCATTCAGGTAAAAGTTTTGTCAGATTATTTGACAAGTAATTGGAATGAAATTTTCATCTTTTAACTGATAAAGATATTGGGCCGTGTATAGTCCATAAATAATCTACGAAAGTAGGATAAAGTGAGTCATTTGTGTTAGATGATTTGCGGCTTCTTCGGGAGCTCGAGTACACAAGCGGGATACCGTTTAACCTTTAGTACCGAGGGCAACGCTGTAGGGAAAGTGGTTAGGTGATTTGGCGATGTGGGTCGTCAAATTGAGGTGGGAACACCAATAGGAATAACTCGTAGGAATATTTGCAAAACATGATATTATCCAATTTCATTATTGCGTGTTCCAATATAAAAGGATACTTAAAGCCGAAAGGTATGTTAGTGTACGAGTGGTGTCGTTACTAACCTTAATTTACTTCTACCAAGGAGTTAGTTTCGAAGTAGTCTTGAAATATGGAGATGGGGACATTTCACGGAGTAGTTGAGTATCGACTCGTTCAAAAGATGGGTTGGCTCGGTTGGCGGACCACTACTTCGATAATCCACGACACAAAACTTATTATTATTAATAACCATTAAGAATAAATTAAGGAAAAGTGTCCGTCAGGTTTGGATGAAAGGTGACTACATAGTAATGAGCCGTTCATTGCACACAGAGATCCCAAGTCGATGTGTAATTATCCGAAAAACCTTTAGTCCCGCAAGGACGAGTTGGGGAGGCATCCTCGAGAAGAGTAGATTAGGATGAGAGTAATTCAAACCTCAAGGAATGGTATACCTAAAAGACCGTCACTGAGAAATACTTCTCAAAAGGAAGTGGATAAGAGTAGAAACAATAATGACTCTAAAGGTTCTCACACAAACGTGTAATCTCAGCGTTTCTTTTTTTTAAAATGGAGCCACCGGTAAAAAACATTAGGGACGAATCGTCCCTTTTTTTATGCCCAAAAATTTAAGTATAAAAAAACCCCATCCGAAGATGAGGTTTCAATTGGTGGACCTAGAGGGCTCCGACTCCCTCGTCCGGCTCGTTTTGTCAAAAAGACAACTACATGTTTAGGTTAAGGTTTTTCATACCTTCCAAAATATTTGGTTCCTATTTTGACATTGTCACCAAAAACTGTGTCGAGTTCACTTTTGTTACGGTAGCCCTCTGAACGAGACCGTTGTTTCCTTTTAGAGTGAAAACCAACTCATCTACGACTTCTGTTACTAGGTATCTGTCTGACCGACCCTCCGTTTCCGTATCTTATTAAGCTACAGTAACTTCAGAACCTCTTAGTAAACCAAGAGTTTCCATTTTGTTTAGCACATTGCCAGTTGTTTTCTAAGTCAGTTTTTAAAGAGATTAACTTAGTCCCTACATGCTTCTTTTATCCAACCAACGCCCGTCAAATCCGATATAGGCCCATATATCTTTAATGACTATTTTCAAAGAACTATAGAACAAATATAATACAAAGATTTCACTTTGACAATATATTTATAAATACATGAGAAAAAGACTATTAATAGAAGAAGATATTGATGAACTTGAAGATTTCAGAAAAATTCTACTTTTAAATAAAAGAAAGTTAGACCATAATGATGTTGTTTTTTACAATTCTGAAGGTAAAGATTTCAGTGATATTATTGAAGTAACTCCCCATGGTCTATTGTTTCATTTTAATGATTTAGAAGAATTTTTAAAGTTTTTCTTTCAAGAAACATATAAAGAAGGTACTGATGGTGAGTGGGACGCTGGAAATTACGATAGAATGTATTACGGAAATTGGGACTTTTATAGTGAGTGTCAAGATAGGGCGTACGATGATTGGGATGAAGGATATCAATTAAATTATTTTTGTGATTCTGCAATGTTAAAACTAAAACAACTTGCCGAGTTTTTAGACCCATCTACAAGTAAATATTTTGTAAAAACAAATAATCGTGGTATAAGATATGATGGTGAAGGTAAACTACCAACGATATTGGATAAGTTTTTTCCTGGTCTTGGTGATAAAATTGATGAAATAGTTTGTAGAGGAAAAGATAGTGCAGTTTCTAGTGGAGCTCAAGAATTGATAGAAAATACTTATTGTGATGGTCTAAAACAATTTGGTATTGAAAATTGGGGTAGTAGTAGACTTACAAATTGTTTTAAAACTTACTTTATAAGTTGGGGTAATCTTGTTCAGTTGTATATAGATAAAGGGGACTTTGATGAGAATGTATTGGATCTATTATTTAGCACAATCGAAAGGGGTTTTAATAATCATCCACCTGAGTATTATGAAATTGAATATAGTGTTTGGGATAATGAAATTTTTGAAAGTGAGACTTGTGAGAAACTTGAGGATCTGATGGATGAGTATATTGAAAAGGCTCACGAAGAAATTAACTCAGATTATATTGAGATAATGAGAAAACTTGGAGAATTGAAATTATTTGTATTCAAACAATTACCTGATAAAAAACATTACCTTAAAGTTGAGAAAGTTGACCCTGAAACCCTTAAAGTGACATTTAGAGTTGGGACCTCACGACAAAATTGGAACTCTAAAATGGGTGTTTCTGATGTTGATAGTGTGATTGCAATGGCAACTCAGCCAGGTTTATTTAACCCGACTGAGTATAGAATTAGTTAATATTCGTCTAAAGAGTAACGGTTTTTTAAAATCTCATATAATTTATAACCATCTTCATTGTCAATATAAAGTTGGTTTTCGTCGTATAGATCTGAAATTATTATACCATTCTTTTCTTCTATTACATCAACTGTGGATAATTGATGAACTTCATCATAAAAAGGTTTATCATCTTGAAAATCAAAAATGCTTGGTTGGGGTTTAATTTCTTCTTTGAACTCATATTTTTTTAAACCCAATTTATCAACCATGTTTTTTCCTGCAACAATTGCTCTTTCTACATCAGAAATACAAACAAACTCATTTGACGTATGCATGTTATAATAACCACATGACATATTGATACAAGAAAAATCACCATATTGTTTAACCATCATAATATCGGTGTAAGGGTGGGATTGGACCATCATTTCATTTTCGAATCCTTCTGAGATTGCTTGTAACGCCAATGGAAAAAACTCACCATTCTTATCAAATAATACCGTTCCTGAACAACTATAAGAAATCAAGTGATCACCAGGGGCATCATATTGGGTGCAATATCCAACATCTTTTAAAAAGTCCTTATCTAAGTTTCTTGACCCATGACAACCTGTTTCTTCGGAGACAAAAAATGCAACTTTTACTTTATCTAATTGTTTAAGTAATTCTAAACAAATAAAAATTCCACACTTATCGTCACCACCAATACCTGTTGGTTTATTTTCTTTTGTGTATGCCTTTAAACATAAAACTTGATCGGATCCAAAATCTTTTCCAAATGTGTATGGTCTAACAAGATATTCTTCTTCAACGATAATCTCATCAACAAGATTATGAACCGTGTCGGTGTGTGAAATAAACATGGGATAAAATTCACTTTCATCTAATATTCCTTTTGTTACGTAGATGTTTTTATGACCATCACATGCAATTTCAATACCTTCTATGTGTGAAAGTTCATTTAATATATAATCTACCATCTTATCTTCTTGATAAGTTTTGGTTGGAACCGATAATAGTTCTTTGAGTTTTGTTGTGTTCATATTCATTTATACAAAAATAAATAAAATTTTTCAACTTAACAAAGTATTTATCAAATAAATTAGTTATGAATAGAAGTTTTAGTAAAATTAGACACATCCAAGAAGCAAACTTGATGTTGGAAAACAGAAGATTAGTGGAAAATAATAGATCATTTTTGACTGAACAAACTATCGCAAACAACATAGCACCTTTGTTTGTGAATGAGTTTAATAGAGTTATGGCCGCATATAAAAAAGGAGACGCCAAAATACCAACTTATACAGCAAAATATGAAAAAACTGATGACTATAAAGGAAAAATTGGTATTTATGCTGACGGCAAACTACAACTTACGTCTTTAAAAGATTTTGGAGTTGCGGTAACCGCACCATTTTCAACAGGAACTAAAGATGAATATGGAACAGATATTGGTGTGTTAGATAAATTGATGTTATTTAGCACTGGATTACAAAGTCAAATAGATGGAATTCAAAATATTGATAATACTGTTAAATCATATTTGAAGACTGCGGTTAGAAGTGGTATAGACACAACTAAACTTAATTTCACACAAAAAAAATAAACCCCAATCCAAAACAGATCAGGGTTTAAGGTTTAACAAGATTTAAAAATTTTAAATCTGTTTGCTTTCATAATTGTTGTTGAGAATTCAAAAAAACAATACCAAGTAACACTTTCATTGGTTGGGTCCATGTTTATCAATAGACCATAATTAAGACCTTCTTGTAAAATCTGAACTTGTAAGAGATCTTCAGAAATCTTTTCAAATGATATAGGTAACACACTTACGATCTCGTCTTCTCTATAAAATGAAGAGGTTTTTTCATTTAAGTCAAAAACATATTTTGTTTTAGAGTTGTCAATTTCAAATATATAATCGGGATTCATTAACACAGAATCAACCGTGGTGTTTCTATAAGAAACAAAGTCCTGTTTTTCATATAACTCAACAATTAACTTTTGAGAGAAAGAAAAAAAAGAAAATGATAAAAGAATTAATAAAAGGTAAGTTTTCATAGATATTGTTTTTTTGATGTTATTACTACAAAGATATATAAAAGTTTGAATAAAAAAAAAACTTTTTCTTTTTTTTTGTGTATTATATAATTAAATAAAAAACATATGAAAAAATTTTTAATATCAGAATCAGAAAAACAACGAATTTTGGGAATGCACAAAAATGCAATTAGAAAAGAATATTTGACGGAGGATGATGTGGCTGCAAAACTTTCAGGTTTAATGAACAATATAGTTTCGGCTGCGAATACTGCAATAAACACGTATAATGGAGCTAATAATTCTAAAGTTCCAAATGTTACAATTACATCTCAAAATGACCCTAGTGAAATTAATTCTTTATTATATTCATTCAATATGAGTAATCAGTCGATTGGTGAGGTTAGTGATAAATACACTATTGGTAATTTATATCCCGCTGGTTGGCCCGAATTTGAAAAGAAAATTTATAAGTCGTTTAAACCTAGTGTAAATACGTTTTTATCAGATAAATTGGCAGCTAATGGGGTTCCAAAAGGAAATCAAACTGATTGGCAAAATAACGTCACTGGTGCTATATTTAAAGTCCTAAATAATTTTCAAGGTTTTAATAAACCTACTCAAAAATAAAAAAACAAAAAACCCCATCCTTTAAGGTGGGGTTTCTTTTTATTTATACATTGTCAAAACACAGTAAAAGGTGGGATTATTTTGATAGAACACATCCCCATAATAAATTGTGTTTGATACTTTAGACCCAACACAAACACCATCGTATTTTGTATCAAGTAAAAGCGCGTTATGTGATGGAGAATTTTTCCATATTTCTAAAACTCGATTAGCTCTTTCTTCATCTGTTTTTTTATCATCGAATGTGCATAAATTTTCACCAATGTAATTATAGTTATAACCGTATAGGTAGGTAATTCGATCTATAAAATTATCAAAAGTTTGACCAAAGGACGATTGTAACCTTTGTGAGTGATCGAAAGGCATCGTCGATGTCTCAACCATGTAAGTAAGCATTTGTGTATTTGCCAACTTTGCTTCAGGGGAATACTTTAATGGTGTAAGACCATATTCTTTTCGGTATTGGTTAACTTTTTTAATGATTAGATCATTTACGGTCTGACCAAAACTGTTAAAGAAAATAAAGAAGATAAAAATTGATATTGTTTTCATTTGTTAGATTTATACTACAAATGTAAAATTAATTTCTCTAATAAAAAAACTAAATCAATATTTTTATTCAGTTTTTTTTCTTCCCCTTCTTTTTGGTTTTTCTTCTTTATTTGTCACAATAATTTCGTCGTTTTCAACAACCAACATATATTCCTCGTTCTCCTCAATTTCAGACATCAATATTTTTTCTGAAATCAAATCTTCAATTTTGTCTTGAATCGCTCGTTTTATAGGTCTTGCCCCAAATGTTTCATCAAATCCGACCTTTGATATAAAGTCAATTAAATCTTGGTTATATGAAAAGATATAATGTTTTTCTAGAACTCTACTTAACAATTTATCAACCTCAAGTTTTGTGATCTGATCAATATGACTTTTTTCTAAACTATTAAATATAATTACATCATCAATTCTATTCAAAAATTCAGGAGCAAAAAACTTCTTTAATTCTTTCTTTAATACTTCTTGTTTTTCTTCTTCTAGAACAACATCACTTTTTGTGGTTTTAAACCCGACACCTGTTCCGAAGTCTTGAAGTTTTTTAACCCCAATGTTAGAAGTCATAATAATCAAACAATTTTTGAAGTTGATTTTACGACCCAAAGAATCTGTAATGTGACCATCATCCAATAATTGAAGAAGAGTTGAAAATATGTCTTTGTGTGCCTTTTCGATCTCATCAAATAATACCACCGAATATGGTTTGTTTTTAACTTGTTCTGTCAATTGACCACCCTCATCATGTCCAACATATCCCGGAGGAGATCCAATAAGACGAGATATTGTATGTTTTTCTTGATATTCACTCATATCAACTCTAATCATATTATCAGGACTTCCAAAGATTTCTTTTGCCAATTGTTTTGCCAAATAAGTTTTTCCAACTCCGGTGGAACCAAGAAAAATAAATGATCCGATTGGTTTATTTGGATCTTTGATCCCCATACGATTTCTTCTGATTGCCTTTGAAATTTTATTGACCGCCTCTTCTTGACCGATAACTTTGGAATTCAAATTTGAATTCAAACTAATCAAACTATTTCTTTCATCGACGTTGATATTTGAGATTGGAATTTTAGTCATATTTGACACGACTTCATAAATCAATTCTTCAGGGATATTTCTTTTACTACTTCTTAAGTGTTCCTCAAATTTCTTTTTTTCTTCTTCTAATTTGGACAACACACTTCTTTCACGATCTCGTAATTCGGCCGCTTGTTCGTAGTTTTGTTTTTTAATTACATTAAATTTTTCTTGTTTGATTTGGTTTGCTTGTTCTTTCAAATCTTCAATTTCCTTTGGTAATTTAATGTCAATTTGCATTCTTGCTCCAACTTCATCTAAAATATCAAAGGCCTTATCAGGAAACTCACGATCTGTGATATATCGGTCTGCTAACTCAACAAATATTTTTAATGTCTCATCGTCGTATGAAACTTTATGGTGATCCTCATATTTTAATTTACTCAACTTTAAAATCTCCAACGTTTCTTCTTTTGTTGCAGGATCTACGATGACTTTTTGAAACCTTCTTTCTAATGCTCCATCTTTTTCAAAGTTTGTTCGATATTCGTCTAAGGTTGTTGCTCCAATACATTGGATTTCACCTCTTGATAGTGCCGGTTTAAATATGTTTGAAGCGTCTAACGATCCTGAACTATTCCCTGCTCCAACTATTGTGTGAATTTCATCAATAAATAAAATAATATTTGGTGAGTTTTGTAATTCCTCAATAATAACTTTCATTCTTTCTTCAAACTGACCACGGTATTTTGTTCCTGCAACCAAAGAATTCATATCTAAAGATACGATTCTTTTATCCATAAGGTTTTTTGGACATTCTCCATCGTGAATCATCATCGCAAGACCCTCAACGATCGCAGTTTTACCCGCTCCTGGTTCTCCAATAATAATCGGGTTATTTTTTTTCCTACGAGAAAGAATCTGAGCAATTCTCAATATTTCCTTCTTTCTTCCAATTACAGGATCAAGTTTCCCGTCTTGTGCTAACTTATTTAAATCTTTACTGAAATTATCCAAAACAGGTGTTGTGCTGTCGGGTTTCTTTTTTGATTTGTCGTTTCCTTCATCCATAAATTCTAACATAACTTTTTTTTTCAAATTATAGAAATAACTTTTTATAAAGTCCATAACTGAACACTTGTCAGGTTTTTTATTTGTTATATGACAAATTGTCAGTATATTTATTTTTTCTAAAAATGGCACACTATTGGTGTTCAATGGCGAAAAAATAAACTTAAAAACAAAATGTATTAAAAAAATGGGAAAAATTATTGGGATAGATTTAGGAACTACTAATTCTTGCGTGGCAGTAATGGAAGGTCGCGAACCTGTGGTAATCACAAACAGCGAAGGTAAAAGGACAACACCATCTGTTGTTGGATTTATTAAAGATGGGGAAAGAAAGATTGGAGATCCTGCAAAACGTCAGGCCGTAACAAATCCAAATAAAACGATCTACTCAATTAAAAGATTTATGGGTAGTAAGTTTGAGGAAACTAAAAGTGAAATATCAAAAGTTCCTTATGAAATTATAAATGAAAATCAAACACCAAAAGTTAAAATTGATGATAGAAGTTTTTCTCCACAAGAAATTTCAGCGGCAATTCTTCAAAAAATGAAACAAACCGCCGAAGACTACTTGGGTGAAAAGGTTACTGATGCTGTAATTACGGTTCCTGCTTACTTTAACGACGCACAAAGACAAGCGACAAAAGAGGCCGGTGAAATTGCAGGTCTAAATGTTAAAAGAATTATTAATGAACCAACGGCAGCGGCTTTGGCGTATGGTTTGGATAAAATGTCAAGAGACATGAAAATTGTGGTATTTGACTGCGGTGGTGGAACACATGACGTATCTGTATTGGAACTTGGTGATGGTGTATTTGAAGTATTATCTACAGATGGTGATACTCATTTAGGTGGTGATGACTTCGATCAAGTGATTATTGATTTTTTAGCGTCTGAATTTAAACAAAATACAGGAATTGACGCAACAAAAGATCCAATGGCTCTTCAAAGACTTAAAGAAGCCGGTGAAAAGGCCAAAATCGAATTATCTTCATCTCCACAAACAGAGGTTAATCTTCCATATTTATCGGCAGACTCATCAGGTCCTAAACACCTTGTTGTGACAATTACAAAATCAAAATTCGATCAACTAACAGAAGACTTGGTAAAAAGAACAATTAAACCGTGTGAATCTGCTTTAAAAAATGCTGGTTTAAAACCAAGTGATATTGATGAGATTATTTTGGTGGGTGGATCAACACGAATTCCCGCCATTCAAGAGGCCGTTAAAAAATTCTTCGGTAAAGATCCGTCAAAAGGGGTGAATCCTGATGAAGTAGTTGCTTTAGGTGCTGCAATTCAAGGTGGTGTTTTGGGTGGTGATGTTACTGATGTATTATTATTAGATGTTACACCACTTTCTTTAGGTATTGAAACTATGGGGGGAGTATTCACCAAACTAATTAGTGCAAATACAACAATCCCAACAAAAAAATCTGAAGTATTTTCAACCGCATCCGACAATCAACCTACAGTTGAAATTCATGTTCTTCAGGGTGAAAGATCAATGGCGAAGGATAATAAAACAATTGGAAAGTTTAACTTGGATGGTATTCCACCGGCAAGAAGGGGAACTCCACAGATTGAGGTTATTTTTGATATTGATGCTAATGGTATTATTAATGTTTCGGCCGTAGATAAGGCAACAAACAAACAACAATCAATCAGAATCGAATCGTCATCAGGTTTATCAAAAGAAGAAATTCAAAGAATGAAAGAAGAAGCCGAAATGAACGCTGAAGCCGACAAAAAATTAAAAGAAGATGCTGACACATTAAATTCTGCGGATTCATTAATTTTCCAAGTTGAAAAATCTTTAACAGATTTGGAAGATAAAATTACTGAAGATGAGAAACAAAACATAACTTCCAAAATTGATAAGTTAAAGGTTGCACATAGTAATAAAAATATAGATGACGTGAAAAAATTTACAGATGAACTCAATTCTGAATTTCAATCAATTAGTCAAAAATTATACAGCATGTCAAATGAAACAAGTTCCGATGAAGAAGTGACAAATGTGGAGTTTGAGGAAGTAAAATAAAAGTAATTTTTACCAAAATCACCGAGAAATCGGTGATTTTTTTTTTTAAGTATATTTATTAAATAAAAAGTATGAAAAGAATTATAAAATTAACAGAATCAGATTTAGCTCGTATCGTAAGAAGAGTTATTAGTGAGCAACAAGCTTATACTATTATACCAATAACCATAGACATACCAGCGCAAAAAGACGAAGAGGGTGTTTTAAAAGCCATTCCAAATGCTAGATTAACATTTCAAATTATCAACCAAAAAGGGACAGATGGGAGTATGACTGATGACCTTGACACAGTTTCGCAAGTTCATTGGGATAGTGGCACTGCAAAAGCAGTGTCAAAAAAAGATGATAAGGGAAACATTATTGGATCTTTTGTGCCTGATGAATCGGGATTAAAAGTATTATCAAGATTAGTTGGTAAAAAAGATATGACCGGTACTTCAGGTATTAAAGTAACAATACAACCACAAAATCGACTCATTCCTGCACCAGCAACGGTTAGGTTTAAAGAGCGACCAATTCAAAAATAAAACAAAAATCACAAATTATGAAATCCACCTCTTTGGTGGATTTTTTTTCGTATATTTATAGTTATGAAAGCTTGGAAAAAATTTGCGGATAGTTTGGAATTGACAAAGGACTTAGAAGAAATTTATTTTGAAATGAGAAAAATTTTTCAAAGAGAAGGTTGGACACAAGAGGAGTTATATAGTCCGAGATACTTTCCACGAGATTTATTAAAATTACATTCTAAATTCGATCCTAAAGTATCTGAGATTATACAAACAATTAGAGATTATGGTTTTGATGTTGATAAAAGTGAGGTTAATAAATATATTATAAATAAACTCAGTCATATAGATGACATAACCCCATTAAAAGATTCAGATGGCGATAACTAGTGAAATTATAAGTGGGACTACAATTTTAAATGAAGTCCAATCCTCAAATATTGTTAGAACACAATACGATACAATAACAAAAAAAATGATCGCAGAGTTTAAAAACGGTGCAAGATATGAGTATGTGGATATTCCACATGAAAAATATACTCAATTTAGAATGGCACAATCACAAGGAAATTACTTCAATTTAAACATTTCAAAGATACATAAATACACAAAACTAATCTGATTGGGTATTTATATATATGGAATACAAAAACATTCTAAAGTCTTTCGAACAACAAGACGAGTTAAATCCCAAAATATGGAATAAAGAGAAAACTTTTTATTCTATGAAACCTGAGGTTAGAGAACGTTTATTAGAAATTGCAAATCAATTTTTAGATTTTATTGGTGTTGAAATTTTGGTGACAGATATTGTTTTAACAGGTTCTTTGGCAAACTACAACTGGTCAAAATATTCTGACTTTGATATTCACATTATAGTAAATTATAATCAATTTCCCACTTCAAATGTGGAATTATATAAAGAGTTATTTAACTTGAAAAAAGTGTTATTTAACAATAATCACGATATAACTCTTTTTGGTTATGAAACCGAACTTTATGTTGAGGGTGAGGAAGATGCCCATTTCTCTACTGGAGTCTATTCATTACTTTATGATGATTGGCAAAACAAACCTAAAAAAGAAGATGTCAAAATAGACAAACCTACCGTTGAAAGGAAGGCAAAACAATGGATGGAAATAATTGATAGTGTATTAGAAAACATCAAAGATGAAGATGTGGATGTTGCCAAATCTTTAATTGAAAAATATAAAGAGAAGTTAAGGAAATTTAGAACGTGTGGACTTCAAAAAAACGGAGAATATTCTTCGGAAAATTTGGTATTTAAAATATTGAGAAGAAATGGTTATTTAGAAAAACTACGAAACTCTTCTAACGAAATTTTAGATAAAAAACTATCAATGAAACAATAAATAGATCTAAATCAAAATAATTTAATATTTTGATATATTTATTAAGAAAAAATAATTTCTATTAAAATAAAAAAACATGGGAGGAATAAAACCTATTGGAAGTGAAAGACTTGAGGGGATGGATAAACTTAGACGAATCATGGAAATTGCTCGTTATAAAGAAAATATCCCTCAACAAGTAAATGAAACTAAATCCACAGAATATAGTATCAACTTGGCTGACGGTAATGTTTATCGTATTGAAAAAGAAAGACAAGGTTATATAATCAAATTGGCGATTAATGAATCTGAGTCTGAATATATTGAACCTATGAAGGCAAGAAGATATTATAACGCATACTCACAAGCTCTTAAACGATTGAACTTGATGACCAAAGAAATCAACGTTCTACACGAAAATGAAGAAGGAACCTCGCTAATTGGCGAGCAAAAAAAAAAGTTCGTTCTAAAGACTAAAAAAAAGAAAGAATCTGATGAAGGTGGGGACACTACACCCCCTCCTCCACCTGCCGATATGGGAGCAACACCTCCTCCACCTGCCGATATGGGAGCAACACCTCCTCCACCGGCAGACATGGGTGCTGGAGCACCTCCACCGGCAGACATGGGTGCTGGAGCACCTCCTGAAATGGGTGGTGAAATGCCAACTGATATGGGTGGTGAAGAAAGTGGTGAAATGCCAACCGAAATGCCAACTGAAATGCCAACTGAAATAGAATCTGAAGAAGAAATTGATGTTGAGGAAAAACCAAAAGAAAAAAAAGTTTCAGATTTAAAACGAATTCAAATTTTGGTTGGAAAATTGGCACAAAAAATTAGATCCTACGAGGAAGAAAAGGATCTCTCAAACAAAGAAATCAAGTATATTATCAACTCTATATTATCGGCAATTGATGTGGATGCCTTAGATGAAGATGACGTTGAGCAAATAATTTCTAAATTGGAAGGGTCAGAAGAAGAAGGTGAGGAAGAGGTTTCATTTGAAGAAGAAGATACTGAAGTTGAACCTGGCGTCTCTCCTGAACCACCACAAGAACCTGAAATGACCGAAGGTTACCCAAAATTTGTTGATGCGTTTAATGATTATATGGGTGGAGCCTTGGCTTCTGGTATGTCAAAAAAATTACAACACGAGGATATTTCAGAATTTGATGATGACGAATATGGTCGTGAAAGAAGAAAAGGAAGAAAACATTATCCAAACGTCGATAGATTTGAACACGGAACATTTGCAGAATCAAAGGTGGATAAGTTATTATCGAAGTATTTTATATTTACTGAATCCGAAGTAAAAAATTATGGGTTAAAAAAAGAAAGAAAAACAAATGAGACTTACAAATTAAACAAACAAAATATTGTAAGATTATCTGAATCTACCGAACAATTAAATACCGCATTAGATTATATTAGAGAAAACCCAAGAGTGAAACTTATGGGTCTATCAACAAAAGGTAATTTGATTTTTAAAGAAGGTATCAACGAAGTAAAAATAACTAAATCGGGTAAATTGATATGAATTATTTAGTTTATATAAATGGACTTGGACCCAACTATAAGGGTGATAATATTTATGAATTTATATTTTCTGATACGTTAGAAGTTTTTGGTGAAAATTGGGAATCAAAACCTGCTAATGGTTATCCATCACCTCCCGATTTAGAATATATTAAAAAAGTTGGAACCTTAATTAATGAGAAAGTTGAGTTTGACTTGGTTCAAGACTCTGATGTATTTTCGGTGATCGATTCCATGGATGGAGTAATTGCATTAGGGTGGGAAAAAGAAGACAACGAAAAAGATTTTTCAATAATTAAAAGATTGGTTTTTCATTTCGGAGAAAACGAAAATAGTGTTAAAGACAAACTATATGAAAGAGATATAGTATTACAATTTGAAAAAGAAGTTGTTTATGAAAAATAATAAAAAAATTAATTTTCTTATTGAAAGTGGGGTGTCCAAAAACACCATTTCAAAAATGAATGAAAATCAAATAAACCTTATGGTTGAAAGATTTAAAAAGTTAAAAAAACAGGAAAATAAAGAAGCGGTTGTCAAGACCACAATTCCTCCTGGTGAAAAAATTACTGCCGATTTAGCAGACGTTCAAAAAACAGGTATTAGTGTTGATGGGACAAATATATCAATGCAAGGTGGTAAAGTTGTTATTAGAAAAGGTGGTGAAAAAACAGAAGAAATAACGGAAGGTGATGTTGATAATGTTTCGTCAGCAAACGCTCAAGGTGATGTTGAGTTACAAAAATATACAGGTCAAGAAGCCCCACATATGGCAAGTGATATGGCCCCCGATGGTATGGATGACGATTCAGATACTGATAGATCTGATATGGGTATGTCAGAATCTACATTAAACGAAAAGTTCGAATCTAAGGCTCAACAAGGTTTATTTTGGGCACGATGTAATAAGTGTTCTTCAAAAGATTGTAAGTGGTGTAAAATGGCAAAAGAATTTTCTGACTCAACGTCAAAAAAACAATACAAGACCATGCCGGAAAAAAAACACCCCGAAAAAACGGTAAAATACAAAAAGAAAAAAACAAACGAGGAAACACAAAAATTTCTTGAAAATCAAATATTAAAAATGTTGGAGGAAGAAAAAAGAAAACAAACGAAAAAAAAGAAATCTGAAAATATGATTTTAAAAAACCCAAAAAAAGTAACGATGTTTTCCGACGAAGCCCCAATGCAATTACCATTAGGTAAAATGTTCTCTATTGGTTTTAAGTAATCTTTACAACAAAAGTCCTGAAATGATATTTATATCATATGGGTTTAACTAAAGAACAAGTAATGATCGAATATGTGAAGTGTCTTCAAGATACCCCATATGCTCTTCGAACATACTTACAAACATACGACAATACGGTTTCTAAATACGTTCCTTTGGAATTGTTTCCAGATCAAATTTCACTTCTAAAAGACTATGAGGATTACGAAGAAAATATTGCCTTGAAATATAGACAAGCTGGAGTTTCTACCGTAACCGCAGCTTGGATTTCAAAAAGATTGGTATTTGCCAAGAAAAATCAACCTGAAAAAATATTGATTATTGCCAACAAACTTGATACGTCAATGGAAATGGCAAATAAAATTAGAGCATTTGTTGATCAATGGCCATCTTGGGTTGGCGCTGGTTTTGCTGCCGAAAAAAATTCACAAAGACATTACAAACTAACAAATGGGTCCGAAGTTAAGGCGGTTGCAACATCAAAAGATGCACTTCGTGGATTTACACCAACTATTCTTGTATTCGATGAGGCGGCGTTTATTGAGGCCGATAGTGATTTCTGGGCTGCCTGTATGGCGTCCTTATCTACGGGTGGTAAGGTAATCGTGGTTTCTACTCCTAACGGATACGACCCAATTTATTATGAAATATATGATCAGTCATTAAAGGGAATGAACAATTTCAAAATCTCTGAAATGTTTTGGTATAGAGACCCAAGATATGCAAAAGATCTTTATTTAGTTCCCACCGATGATTTGATACATTACCTTTTAAATAAAGAAGAATTTGATGATTCAAAAAATGTTTCTTTTGCACATGTCGATCCATATGAGAGAGATTATCAAGAATTACAAATGTTTTTTAATCAAGGATATAAACCATGTTCATCTTGGTATGAAAAAATGGTTAAAAAACTTAAATACGATAAAAGAAAAATTAATCAGGAGTTAAATTGTGAGTTTCTTGGGTCGGGAGATAATGTTTTTGATAACAAACAACTTGAAGATATTAAAAATAACTCGTTAATGGATGCCCCTTCTAAATTAATGGGTAACGCTTTATGGATATGGAAAGAACCGATAGAAGGTCATAAATACATTATGGGGGTCGACGTTTCTCGTGGGGATAGTGAAGACTTTTCATCAATTCAAGTTATCGATTTTGATGAGAGAGAACAAGTTTTAGAATATGTTGGAAAAATACCTCCTGATACTTTGGCTGAGGTTGCTTATAAGTGGGGAATGATGTATAACGCCTTTGTGGTTGTCGATATTACCGGAGGTATGGGTATAACAACGGTTAGAAAAATGCAAGAACTTGGATACAAAAGTTTATATGTTGATGGGATTGATCCGTTTAATGTGTGGGCGGTAAATAAAACTTCTGCAGAAAAAATTCCTGGCATAAACTTTAATAATAAACGAGTTCAAATAATTGCCGCTTTTGAGGAGTGGGTTAGACACAAATTTAAAATAAGAAGTATTCGTTTGTATAACGAGATGAATACTTTCGTATATATCAACGGAAGACCAGACCATCAAAAAGGACAGCATGATGACCTTATTATGGGTATATCTATGGCAATTTATATTGCAGAATCTTCCTTTTCTAAATTAGAAAAGGCGACTGAACAAGCAAAAATTATGATCGATTCATGGGCAATTGTAAATAACGAATCAGTTAAAAAGGAAACACATTTTGACCCCATGATTCCAAATCAAAACTTTTTGAATGAAAGGTCATCAATAAACAATAATGGTGCATCAAAGGACGACTATCAAAAATACGGATGGTTATTTGGTGGTATAATAAGATAAAAAAATGGGATTAGATTTTAGAAAAACTTCAGGACGAATTGCTAATGGGTCAAAACTTGTTGTGCCAGGACAAATCACTACAGGACAAAAGGTATTTCAACCTACGTTTCAATACAAAAAATCTGCCCCAAGAGATATCGTTTTATTAGAACAAATATTACCATTTTTAACACCAGACCCAACTCCAACACCAACTATAACACCGACTAAAACCCCAACACCTACACCAAGTGTGACATCAACAATAACTCCTACCCCAACTATAACTCCAACAGTAACACCTTCAATCACACTAACTAGCACACCAACCCTTACACCAACACCAACTGTCACATTAACACCAACGAATTCACCGACCCTTACACCTACCCCGACCCTTACACCAACACCAACCGTTACATTAACACCAACAAATACACCAACCGTTACACCAACTATTACACCAACAAATACAGTTACACCAACTATTACACCAACAAATACAGTCACACCAACAAATACAGTCACACCAACACCAAGCCCTATTGTAGGATATCTCAGTGTTCGAGTTGCCGCGGACTCATTTATTCCATCCACAGATGCGACTGTATGGTATGCAATATCTGCAACATATGACGGAACGCAACCATTCCCACTTGGACAAACATGGTTACAGTTAGGCTTATCACAAACTTTACCTTTTTGTCCATCTAACACTTTATATGGAACAATAACGGTTCCTGTTGGTTCGTTTGTTTATGTCCAAGTAAGAGATAGTTCAGGAACTAATATATATTTGACAACAAATAACTTTACGAGTTCGAATCCATGTTTATTCCCATCGTTTACTACACCTTATACAGACGGTTTTTCTATGGGAAGCCCAAGTTCGAGTAGTAAAACATATAAAATTTCAAATCCAATAACAACAACACCCGCACCATAATTATATAAAACACTATTGAAATATTTATATCTATAGTTAAATTATTAATATGGAAAATAACAATCAAAATCTAACAGTTTGGCAAAAACTTTCCAAGACTTTTGGTCCTGATAGCACCTTAGGTCAAGGAAGACCAGACTACAAACTAGATAAAAAAGAAATTTTAAAAACTCAAGATAAAGCTGAGTATGAAAGGGCAAAACTCCAAAATCAACAATCTTTATATCTAAGCACCAATTGGGCGAAAGTTGAAAACAATTTATATACCCAAGCGGTTTATTATGAACCAACAAGATTGGCGGCGTTTTACGATTACGAATCAATGGAATATTGTTTGGCGGGAGATACTAAAATTGCAACCCCGAACGGTTTTATCACAATTAAAGAGTTATCGGAAAAAGGTAGGGATTATGAATTTATTACTTATGCATATGATCATAACCTTAAAAAAGTAGTTCCCGCAGTAGCTAGAAACGCCCATTATACTAGAGATGAAATGACATATAAAGTCACGTTTGATGACGGTAGTCATATTATTGCAACATGGGAACACCAATTTATGAAAAGAGATGGTTCATTTGAACGGGTTATGAATTTAAAGCCTGGAGATTCAATGATGCCATTTTATCGTAAATCTTTTTATAATAACAAGAAATATAATTGGGTTTACACTTGTAATTCTGTAGAGGGTCATAATGGTTGGGTTTCAGAACACAATTTAGTTGCTGAATGGTTTTATGATGTTAAAGTAAACGAAGACGAGGAAGTGCATCATATTGATTTTGATGGTAAAAATAATTTACCTGAAAACCTACAAATAATGAAGATATCTGAACACAGAGCATATCATGCAAGACTAAATAACGAAAAATTATGGTCTAATCCTGATTATAGAAACAAAATGTCTGAAGTCGCAAAAAGAAAGGGTAAATTAGTTTGGGGTGGAAGACGAAGTGGTGATAAAAATCCAGCTTACATAAAAATAGGTTGGGATAACATTATTGAAACTGCAAGAAAAATAAAAACCTTGAAGGGAACCGCTAAACAATTAAATGTATCTTACCGAAAGTTACAAAGAGAAATCGTTTCAAATGGATATCAAGATTGGGGAACTTTTTTAACCGCATACGGAATACAGAAATCACCATACTCAACAGCTAAAGCAAAAAAAGATATAATTAACTTAAACCATAAAATAGTATCAATTGAACCTCATGGTGTTGTGCCTGTTTATGATTTGACTGTTCCTGGATATAAAAATTTTGCTACAGACTCAATTTTTTCACATAACACTCCCGAAATCTCAACCGCACTTGACATATACGCTGAAGAATCAACTACCCCAGATCAAAATGGTTATATTTTACAAGTATATTCTGAATCAAAAAGAATCAAAAGTATTTTAGTTGATTTATTTGTTAATACATTAGACATAAACACTAATTTACCGATGTGGATTAGAAACATGTGTAAATATGGTGATAATTTTGTTTATCTGAAATTAGACCCTGAAAAAGGGGTTACAGGATGCCTTCAATTACCAAACATCGAAATCGAAAGATTAGAAAGAGGTATTGATTCAAGAACATATAACGCGACAATTAATGTTAATAGAAAGGCCTTGAAATTTGCGTGGAAAGCAAGGGAAGCCGAATTTAATACTTGGGAGGTTGCCCACTTTAGATTGTTGGGTGATGATAGAAAACTTCCTTATGGAACATCAATGTTAGAAAAGGCTCGTCGTATTTGGAAACAATTAGTATTGTCTGAAGATGCGATGTTAATCTATAGAACATCAAGAGCACCCGAAAGGAGAGTTTTCAAAGTTTTCGTTGGTAACATGGATGACAAAGATGTTGAGCCATATGTTCAAAGAGTTGCAAACAAATTTAAAAGAGATCAAATTGTTGATAGAAAAACAGGAAATGTGGATTTAAGATTTAACCAAATGGCAGTGGATCAAGATTATTTTATTCCTGTAAGAGACGCCGCTCAAGCAAGTCCAATTGAGACATTACCGGGAGCAACTAACCTTTCAGAAATCGCAGATATTGAGTATATCCAAAAGAAATTGGTTACAGCACTTCGTATTCCTAAAGCGTATTTAGGTTTTGAGGAACCTGTAGGTGATGGTAAAAACTTATCACTATTGGATATTCGTTTTGCAAGAACAATCAATAGAATTCAAAAATCGGCAATTGCTGAGATGAATAAAATTGCAATCATTCACTTATTTCTTATGGGATTTGAGGATGAATTATCAAACTTTACGTTACAACTTACAAACCCATCTAAACAAGCAGATTTATTAATGATTGACGTTTGGAAAGAAAAGGTGATATTATATAAAGATATGGTGTCTGAAATTGCTAAATCAATTCAGCCTACTTCAGCAACATGGGCGAAAAAACATATTTTTGGTTTTTCTGATGATGAAATCAAAGTCGAACTTAACCAAATCAGAATGGAACGAGCAGTTGCCGCTGAACTTGATAATACGGCAACTATTATTACAAAAACAGGTATTTTTGATACGGTTGATAGATTATACAAAACCGTAACTGGAGGAACTGCATCTGCAGGAGGAGCTGCCGCTCCACCAGCGGGAGGAGAAGGAGGAGCACCACCTCCACCACCAGCGGGAGGAGAAGAAGGAGGAGCACCCCCAATTCCTGAATCAATAAGAAAGGATAAAAACAAACTCATATTAGAATCAGAAATTGATGATTTTGATGAAGACGAATTTTTAGATTTTCAAAAAGTTAATAACACTTTAGGTGAGGTAACCGATGAATTATCAAAACTTTTAGGTGATTAATTTTTTTATTAGATATTTATATAACAAAAAGAAATTATGATTGGGGAATTAAAATCAAAAATAGAAAAATATTTAACGGAATCTTATAAAAAAAATAATTTAAAAGATAATTTATTTGTCTTTGAGGAATTAGTCCTTAAAAACAAAAATATTTCCAAAATATTTTATTTATATGATGAACTACAACAACCAAAGGGTTTGTCTGAGTCATTAGCCAACGAATTTATTTTTGAATCAATAACGGCATACGAAAATTTAATTAACAAAGTAACACCAACACAAATTAGAGAAATAAAAGCTTGGGTTGGTCATGTTAAATGTGAAAACAAATACAAAAATATTGATGATCTTTTCTCAAAGAACGTCCTAACTTTAGAAAACAAAATTAAAAGTAAAAAAGTAATCTTGGAAAGTCTAAAATCAAAAGGACAAACCCAAAAAGAAATAATCAATGTTCCTTTAAAATCTATGGTGAATGTTGCAAATAAAACAATTGATAGTTTTTTATCTTCTTTAAATGAAAATGAAAGAAAAGAATTGAAGGTTTTGTTATCAACGCCAAAAGAAACTTTGATAGAAAACTATAACAAAGAGAAAAAAATAGTTTTAGAAAAATTATCGAACAAAAAACAAAATGAAACAGATAAAGAAACTATAAACACGATCGATCAAGTGTTAAGTAAAATTCAAACAGAATCTTTTTCAGAACTTAATTATTACAAATTAAAAAATTTAAACGAAGGTCTTTAATTTTTGATTAAAAATTGCCCGTTTTAATTTTAATCTTTTTTTTATAGATTTTTTTACAAATTCTTTCCTTTCAAAAAGAATCAGATTTTGTTTCGTCTTATTTACCTTTGATTTTAAGTCTTTAATTGACTTTTCAACATTTCCTTTTTTTACCTCAACTTTCAACATACAATTAAATATTTGATTCAAATATAATATTTGTTTATAATTTAACAAAATAAACAACACAAATATGAAAAATTTTTATGAAAAAAGGGAAGACCGTAAAATTGGTTGGATATAAATCCTTTAAATCACAATTTGGAACGATTGATTCCACAAACTTAAAATCAATCTTTATTAATATTCAAACTTGGGTAGAACCAAAAGATGAATTCGAAAATTGGAACCGAATAATTTTAAACATGACAAGGTCGGTTAAACACACAATTTTAGAAAATATAAACAAAGAATTTTTTGACACAAAATTTATTGTAGATTTTGATCTGAGAACAAGTGGTCTACAAACAAAAAAGAAATCATTTTTAAACTTAGAAATGAATCTATTCTTAATAGAAGAAATTGATTTCAAATCACCAAAACTTAAAAAACTTGTAAAAAATTTGGTTAAATGTATATATTCAGACGTGATGAATAAAAACAAATATTTCAAATTTTATCTAACTAAAAACGGAAATCTAAAACCCCTTAAAAAAGAAACTGAAACTCTTTAGTATTTATATATAAAAATACATGTCAATATGAATGATCAATCAACAATTATTAGTTATATATATTGCTTGAAAGATCCTATAAACTTTAGTATTAAATATATTGGTAAATCGGATAACCCACCTAAAAGGTATATTGAACATATAAGAAAACACAAACATACTATTACAAAAAAAAATAATTGGATTAAAAAATTAATTTCGATAGATAAAAAACCAATTTTAGAAATATTAGATGTTATTCCGTTTTCAGAATGGTCATTTTGGGAAAAATATTGGATTGGGTTATTTAAATCGTGGGGATTTAATTTATATAATTTAACTAACGGTGGTGATGGGGGTAATTATGGCCCTGAATCAAATAGAAAAATATCCGAGAAATTAAAAAATAGAAAATTTTCTGATGAAACTATTAAATTGATGTCGGAATCGGCGAAAAAAAGAAAATTAACAGAAGAAGGTAGAAAAAAACTATCTAAAAGTAGAACAGGGGGTAAAAATCCTATGTTTGGTAAAAAACAATCATTATTTTGTGTTGAGTCTAAATATAAACCAGTTATTCAACTTACAATAGATGGTGAATTTGTTGCTGAATGGAAGTCATTAAAAGAAGTATCTGAATATTTATTAATTAACCGAAACACAATTAGGATGGTTTGTAATAACCAAAGACGAAGTGCGGGAGGATATAAATGGAAATTTAAATAGATAATGAAAGTCAATATAACAAATGAATTAGATAAAAAAATGATCCTTGTCGAATATGACGCTGGATATATTGATCCAAACGAAAGAAGAAACTTGTCTATGATTAGAGAAAATCGAGATATGTTGGATCACTCCAAACCATTTGAGTTCTATGCGGTTCTTCAAAAATATAATACACCAAATAGAAACGGAAGAATATATCCTGAAAAGATATTAAAAAGAGAAGCCGAGAATTATAAAAAAATGATTCAAAAGGGAACGGCTCTTTCTGAGTTAAATCACCCTGAATCTTCACTTATAGATCTTGATCGTGTATCACATGCAATTACTGATATATGGTGGGAAGGTCCTGTATTGTTAGGTAAATTAAAACTTCTTACAAGTCCTGGTTTTCACGAAAGAGGGATTGTATCAACAAAAGGTGACTTAGCAGCAAACTATCTTCGTCAGGGTGTTACATTGGGGATTTCTTCTCGTGGAGTAGGTTCCCTTAAAAAAGTTGGTGAACAAAATGAAGTTCAGGATGATTTTGAATTAATTTGTTTCGATTTAGTTTCATCACCATCAACACCAGGGGCATATCTTTTTAGAGATAAAGATGAAAGATCTCGGTTTGAAGAAAACTTAGATGAAGAGAAAAAAATGCACGCAGAAAGACATGTTGGTGAAGCTGGATCAAAATCACTTGACTTAATGAATAGATTATCCGATTATTTGAATAAATAAAAAAAAATAATTATGGACGAAAAGTATTTTATTGCGAGAATCACAACTGATATTGTTGATGAGAACACCGGAAAGGTAAAGAAAATGAAAGAAGAAAAATTGGTCAGAGGATATTCACCGACTGATGTTGAGGCTAAAGTTACAAAGGTATATGAAAATTATACTATGGATTGGCGAATTACCGCTATTGTTGAATCAAAAATTGATGAGGTAATCGAAGGGTAAACTCAAGAAAATTTTAATTAAAAAGGGAAAAGGAAAAAAATCTTTTTCCCTTTTTTTATGCCCAATCGTGTAAAATACAGAACTTTTTGAAAAATGTGAATATTTATTAGAAAAACTATTTAAAAAAAAATGAGTTACAACAAAAATGTAGTAGAAGATGCTCTATTTCAAATTAAGAATTTGGAAGAGACTCTACAAGAAAATGCAAAAGGAATACTTCAGTCTACAATGAGTGAAGAAATCAGACAATTGGTAAAAGAATCTTTGAAAGAACAAGATGAGATTGAACAACCCGCAACCGATGACGAAATCGAAGTCGATGATGAAATGGACATGGGTCCTGAAGAAATGGACGATGAGGACATGGAAATGGAACCTGAAGATGACATGGAAATGGATGATGAAGACATGGAAATGGATGATGAAGACATGGAAATGGAGCCTGAGGATGATATGGAAATGGACGATGAAGAAGACGCTATCGATATGACAGATGCTTCCGATGAAGAAGTTTTAAGGGTTTTTAAAGCTATGGGAGACGACGATGGAATCGTTGTGAAAAAAGAAGGTGATTACATCCATCTTACAGATGAAGATGATGATTACATGATACAACTAGGAGAGTCCTATAATGAATTAGATGAAGAAGACATGGAAAATATGTATGAAATCGAAATGGATGATGAAACTAACGAAATGATGGATTCTGACGAAACAATTTATGAAATTGAAATGAGTGGTATGGGTTCTGAAATGGACGAAATGGATGACGAAATGATGGAATCTGATGATTACATGATGGAAACGGATGATTACATGATGGAAACGGATGATTACATGATGGAAACGGATGATGAAATGATGGAAATGGATGATTATATGATGGAATCTAAAAGGTCCAAAAAGTTCAAAAAATCTGTAACTCCAAAAGGTGTAGGAATCGGTAGAGGACCTAAGTTTGGATACGATAAAAAACCAAATATGAGTGGAGGTTTTTCTGAGAAGAAAAAAGAAGCTTTTGGT